TTCTCTTTGCAGAATATGCGCAAGCCGTCGCGGCGGCCTATCTCTTCGAACCCTAGCACCTCATAGTCGCGCGATTCAAATACAATGGTATCGTCTTGCGAGATGGTGAGGCCAGCCACGTCGTCGGTGGGGTTGGGGTGGTGGACGATAAACGACACGTCACGCTGTGGGAATACCTGGTACGCCTTCATGCTCTCGCTGGCGCTGCCGGCGTACACCACTTCGGCCCACATAGCGGTGTCGGTGGTGGCGCTGACTGTCGGTTGCCCGTAGTCGTCTTGCGTTAGCGTCTCTTGTCGGTGCGTGATGTACCTATCTCTGCGGCCTGCGTTTTTCATGGCTGGTACATTATGCGGAATGGATTTAGTAGCGCTTCCAATCCAAACTTCAGGCGCGTGCTAATCGTGCCGGTTATCTCTTCTTGCCGGTTCTCGTACATGTGTGCCACCAGCAGGCGCACCGCCTGAAGCACCGGCGCGGGCATCGTCGTATACCCTGCGGTAAACGTAACCACCACAGGCATCAATGCGTACTCGTAGGTGTGCGGGTAGTCGCGAAATGCTATGCGCGCCGGCTGCGTAATCTCATCGGCGTTCCAATTCGTGGCCGCCAGTAGCGTGAGGTCGGTGGTGTAGTCTTTGTCTTGCGTCGTCTGATACTTGACTTCGCTGATTGCGGTGACTGGGCCGATAGGTATGTAGGCGTTGTAGAAGCCTGGCAGGTACCCGCGCGCGGTATAGCTGCCCAACTTTATGTTGCAGTACTCTTCGACGTAGCTGATGGCCGCCGATCGTAGCGCACCGATCAGCGTGTCTTCTTGCGTATGGGTAACGCGCAAGTGCGACTTGAGTTCAGCCACAGTAATAATTGTGTCTTGGTCGACTGCGCTGCCGGTGATCTCTACTTGCATGCCCTAAAAATAAGAAAGCCCGACGCTGTGCCGGGCTTTCTCGTGAGTATGTCGTAACGCTTATGCGGCGTTATCGTGGAAGGTGTACGCTGCAGCGGCGTGAAGCACGGCAGAGTCGGCGTACCTATGGATTGAAATCCGTATCTCATGGCTCAAGTCCAAAACGTAAGGGTTGACATTGATGTCAAGCCCCCCAAAAAGCCCGAGTACGGCGGCTTGGTTTGGATCCATCATAATCATAGTGCCTTCAGCGGGGACACCGTTAGCGGGCAGCAAGTCCGTCACGTAGTAGGGGTACCCCATCGCGGAGAAGTTGCCAGCGCTGGCGCGGTTAATGGTTGGGTTAACACTGTCCACGATAGCTTCGTTAGCAATCAAAGAGTGTGCAATGTTGTTGGCAACCACTTTGACGTTGCGCAAGTCAACACCAGCAGCAACCAACACGCCTTCACCGCCCAACATGCCGGAAGTGCTTACAGCTGCATCAGTGTCGCCGTCACCAGTTCCGATGATCGTGTCAAATACAGCTTTGTCGATTTGACGATTCAGCTGCGTCACCATGTCTTGAGTGATGAGCTGTTCGACAGCGGGGCCGCCTTGCAACATCAACTGCTCAGTAACGGTAACGAAAGCACCGTAACGCGTTGGGGTCAAAGACCGCGCGCCAATGGTGTTGGCTGCGCTGGCCACGTCTGCGCCCTCAGCAGCAGAAGCTACCGTGGCGGCAGCCGTTACAATCGGCACATTGACGTTAGCGCTCAAGCCATTCAAAACGCGGCCACCAATTGCCTGAAACAAGGTTGGAGCAGCGAGGGCAGCGACACCAGCAGCGACGTCAGTGGGAACGAAGCCGGGAGCGTTAGCCAAAGCAGAACCGGCACCGAAGTCACCAGCATCACCCAAAGCACGCAAGGCGCTATCTGGAATTGACAGCTGGCCTTTAAGGCTCACGTTAGATCCGCGCACCTCGTTCATAGCCTGCTGGGTGTACTCGGCGGCGACACCAGTGACGCGCTTGCCTTGTGCAAGGTCACGAACGGCGCCAGCCAAATCAAGGCGCTTGTTCATGCGCTGGTACTCGCGCTGCTCACCACGGGAAGCCTCGCCGGCCAACACTGCACTTTCTGCAATCTTGGCATCTTCGCGCTTCACCTTCAGGTTCACGTCCACTTTGCGAATCTCAGAAGCAAGGCGCTCCATCTCTGCTACATCAGTATCAGTCAGGTCACGCTCTTCCAGTTCTGCGCTCTTTTTCACGTCTTCGCGCTGGTCGACGTATTGCGCCCGCAATGCTTGCAGGTCTTTAATGGGAAGGTCAGTCATTGTCATTTCTTTCTTCGGCGCGCGCACTAACTGTGGCGGCCTGATACGCTGGGTAAGTTACGGGGCTTACGTCAAGTAGCCGACCCACTTTGTTAATTACCCGCACCTCATCGGCGTCAACAGATTCTTCTTTGATGGTGAAGGCGAAGCTGCTCTGTGAGATGTCGCCGCGCTTAATCATCGTGTACAGATCGCGGCCCGCTTGCGTGTCGCTGAGTACCGCGCGGTAGTGCAAACCCTTCTCATCTTCAGTCAGTTCCAACGTGTCGTTGCTGGTGCGCGCAAGCGGGACGCCGTCGTGGTTGATGAGTAGCCGCACGTCGTCGTCGAGTACGTCGCTGAAGGCGCCTTGGGCAATGCGCTCTTGGAACGGGCCGAGGTCGGTGACGCTATCGAATACGGCAGCGTAGCCTTCAACCACCAACTCTTCTTCGTTGGCGTTCATTTCTGCCGCGCGGTACACTACGCCGTTGTCTTGGGCCTTCTGCTGCTTGCGCTCGGTGACGCCGCTCACGTATTGCCGCACCTCAGCCAGCCGCTCTTTGTCGGTGCCTGGCGTATTGCTGTAGATAGCCACGATCTGCATGTACGTCGCGCGCTCGGTGCGGCGGCTGATGTTATGCAGGGTGCGCTTTACGTAGTTAGGTAGGTGATTGTCCGTTGTCATCGCTTGAAAGTTTATCAGAGTAGGCAGCCATCTTGTCCAAGCTGAGTTGGTTCGCTTGAACCAAGTGTTGATCGCCGCCGCTGATGGGGTTGAGGTTTTCAGTGCCGCGCACCTCGTTGATATTGTAAACGCCGTTCTGCAGCATCTGCGTGTAGAACTGTGAGCGGGCAGCCATATCGCCCCTGAACAGTTCGTTCAAGGTAAACTTGAAATAATGGCTGCGCGCCTCTTGCCGTGTCAGCAGCTTCGTGGCCAGCTCTTGCTCGATGCGTTTTGCCCACGGCAACACTGTGTGCCGCGCGAACATGAGGTTTTGTTGCTCGACGTTGTTGTATGTCGTTTGGCTCTCCAATTGTACCAGGGCAGGCGGCACAGAAAAGATGCGGCATATTTCTTCAGCTTGAAACTTGCGCGTTTCAATGAACTGCGCTTCTTCGGGCGCGATGCTGATGCGGTTGTATTTGAATCCAAAGGGCAGAAGTTTTGTGCCGGCGCTAGTCTGCGACTGATTCCACGATTTTTGGAGCGTCTCCATCTGCTCACCCTTTAGCGGCTGATCCGATGACAGTACGCCGGTCATCTGCCCGCCGTTGCCGAAGTACTCGCTGCCGTAGTTCTGCGCGGCTTGGGTCAAGCCTAGGTTCTCGCGGTGCAGCTGGATGGGCGAACGGCGCTGCAGGTTGCAGATTTCAAGCATATCTTCTTGAGCCACCACCGTGTCATCTTGCAGCTTAAAGAACACGCGGTTCTCAACGATGCGGCGCTCTACGTGGTCGGTGTCTAAGCACTGCAAGGCAATCGGGATACCGCCCGCGCCGCGCCGAATGATGGCGTACCCGCAGCCCTTCAGTACCGCTTGCGCGATAATGGACTCCCAGAAGTAGAATGGCGTCTCGTAGTTGTTGGGCCTAAAGGTGGTGACGTCCAGCGCCGGGTGATCGCTGACCATATCGCGGCGGCGCCCGTCGGTTTGGTACAGGTTCAGGCCGAGGCTGGAAACCGTGCTGGCGATTTTGTAGACGCAAGCGTATACGGTACTGATACGAATGCTGGTTTCATGGGTGACGTTCGAGCCTGCAGCGGTAGGGCCGTACAAGCCCACAGCAGCAATGACGTCTTGAGGGCGGTCCAGTCCAATTCGCGCACGCGCTTCTTGAACAAACCTTTGTATACGGTTGGGCATGGTGCAAGATAAAAAAGGGCAAGCCACCGTTGCGGCCTGCCCTCACTTAACCAAATTACTCCAAAGCGCACTTGTCAGAGACTAATAACCTGTAACAAGGGTTCGTCGTCTTGCGCGTTGTTAAAGTAACAACCCATAGCCATAATACTGGCCACGATGCCGTCAACCTTTTGGCTCTCGCTGTTTTTCTTCTTGGTCACCTTGATGTTGTCGGCTTCATCGCGGGCAAGGTGTACGCAACCCATCTGCCACCGCAAGACGTCATGGCCGCCGTGGATGATGTCGCCCTGACATAGCAGCATCTCGAACTGTTTTGTGGGGTACGACATCGAAGCGTAGCCCTGGCCGAAGGGCTGGCAGTCGATACCGTCGAGAAACGGCACCACCAGGTGCGCTATGTATCGGTCATAGGCCAGCGCCTGCAGGTCGTATTTCTGTGCCAACTCCATGATGTGTTCGCGCACCGCGATCATGTCCGTTACATTGCCGTCGGTGATGCTTACCAGCCCCAACCGTTGAAACGTCCAGTAATCAATGCCACCGCTCAAGCTCTTGTTGTTGGCCTTGTCTTCGTTGACAAAGTGGTGGCACTTCAGATAGAACCGATCGCGGGCGTCGTCGCGGAAGATGAGCGCTACAGCGGTCAAGTCTTTGGTGCTGGACAAGTCCATGCCTGCGTAGCAAGGCAGCGTAGCCAAGTACGCTTCGTCGATGGCTTCGCCGCCGCGCATAAACTCGTCATCTGTCACCCACCGTTCTTCGCTTGCCGTCCACAGATTCAGGTGCAATCGTAAAAAGGTGTTTATTTGTCGGGGGTTCTCCATGCACCGTTTTACTTCTTGCTCGAAGTAGTCCGCCTTGCATATTGTGCCAAAGCCAGGGTTAGCCTTCGCCCACGTCGCTGGCTGCGTCCAGTCGTCACCTTTATCCGCAGCGTAGATAACCGGCAAAAATGTATCATCCACCACACTGCCGTCTTTGACCTTCTTCGCATAGTCATGAAGCTCGTAACAAATCGAGCTTGTGTCATGGCCAGCGGTAGTAATCGCAATCACTAGTGGCTGAGTGCGTGCGCCGGTTGAAGTTTTCAGAACGTCATACAACTCACGATCAGGGAACACATGAAGCTCGTCGAGAATAACGGCATGGGCGTTGAATCCATGTTTGGTTTTGGCTTCGGCTGATATGGCCTTGTAGAAGCTGTTCTTGTACTCGATGGTGTTGCGCAACACTTTGCCGTGTCCCGATAGCTTGGGGTCGTTGGCGCACATAGCCGATGCAATTTCAAAGACGATCCGCGCTTGGTTGCGGTCACCCGCTGCTGAGATAATCTCAGCGCCTGGCTCGCCGTCAGCGAAGAGCAAGTAAAGGGCGATGGCGGCGCAAAGATTGCTCTTGCCATTCTTGCGAGGTACCTCGATGTACGCTTGGCGGTACTGGCGAAGGCCGTCTTCACGGAGTGTGCCGAAGAGAGGTCTAATAATATCGTCTTTCTGCCACGCCTCGAGCTTGAACGGCTGACCACCCAACTCGCCCTTGACATGCGTGCAGTACTTCTCGATCCAGTCCACCGCCTTGTCGCCTTGTTCTGCATCATAGTAGGCGGCCATGGTCAAGAATATACTGTAATGCCGAGCGTGCGCCCGTCTCGTAGGTCTTGTGACCTGCTATAAACCCGCCCCATATATGCTGCACCTCAATCATCTTGTCGTCGTCCAACTCCCAGTCGCCGACATGGAAACCGAGGCGCACGATGAACAAGCCTTTGTAGTCGGCGTCGGCGTTGTTGAACGCTTCATCAAGTTCGTTTAGGCTCTGCATGGTACCTGGGCGGCTTTGGCTCTCGGTCAAGTTCTTCCACTCGAACATGCACCAAAACTCTTTGGCGTGGTTGCGGAAGATGCAGTCTACATCGTGGATGGTGACGGCGTTGTTTGTGAGCTGGTCCACGTAACGGTTCATGACGTGGATGCTGGATGGGTTGCGGAACCTACTCATGCGAAGTCGGGATCATCCATTTCGCCAGTGCCCACACCGAGGGCTTTGATGTATGCGCGCTTCTTGTCGCGCAGGCGCTGAAGCTCGATGTACTCCGGGCGGCTCTTTATGTAGGTCTGGCCTTTGTCGCCTGCGGTGGTGTACACCATGCCCTCGCGATCTACGATGTCTTGCAGCTTGCGCTCTTCGTCGATAATCTTGGCTAGGGTAAACACCAGTTCTTTGGTGTTCTCGTCTGCGGCGCCGTTGGTTTCTATGTTGGCCAACAGCTTGTTGTATGTCTCTGTCTGCATTTGGGATTGGTTGAAAATGGGTCTGACTTTACGCGAGTG